TTCATGGCTGCACCTCAACGGTTGCGGGCGCATAGGCCAGAATGTCGGCTTCTGTGCCTTCAATGATCAGCGTGAGCGTCCGCGCCAATTCGCCGGTCCAGAATTCTTCGCATTGGCGGCAATAGGCTTCACCCCAAGGGGCGGTTTGGCGGCGGGCGATGCGGCCCTGCCACAACAGGACCATCGCCTTGTAGCTGGCTGCGCTGCGGATCAGGGCGTCCAGCGCTTGCGTGGTGGCAGGCGCGAATTGCGGCGTGAGCACGTTCATCGGGCAGCCTTCCATTTCGTCAGGACTGCCTCAGCCATTTCGATGGCTTGTTCGCGCGCTGGGTTGGTGCTGCCGTATTGTACGCGAATGAAGTTCTTGGCGGATTTCAGCGCATCAAGCGCATCTTCCAGCGCGCTGAGTGCTTGCGGCGCCAGCGAAATGGCCAGCGCATCACGCGCGTCAGTGCATTCCGCCAGTGGGGTGTTTTCGCCGTTCCAGGGCACGCGCGCCACGGTGCGGCCATTTGCGGCCTTCACGGTGATGTAGCGGCCAGTTTCGGATTGGCCGTGAACGCGCCACGGCGCCGGGGAATGCGTGGTGCCGGGTGCGGGAAGTGGGGCGGGTTGCGTGGTCACTTGGGCCTCCGTCTGGGTTTGACGGAGGCTGAGTTACTTCATGCGTAAGAAACTTGCAAGCAAAAAATTACGTCACGTGTAATTATTGCTGGCGGCGACGTGCCTCATCCAGGGTTTGGCCGATTGCGAGCCACTGCTTCCTGTCCGATTCGGGTAGGTTCGAGATCAGATTCAGCGCTTTTTTGGCGTCTTCGGCCAGGTGGCGATGGGTTGGCGCAAAGGTAAGCTCGCCCACCTGCTTCGCTCCGTAGATTTCCGCCAATTTGAAAAGGTTTTCTACGGTCACGGGCGCCTTCCCGGTTTCCCATCGGTGAATGGTAACGTCTGAAACTAGGAATATGTTCGCCACTTGTTCTTGTGTCAAGCCTGCAAAATCGCGCCAAGCTGCTAAATGTGCGAAATGATGCGGCTCGTCTGGCGGGACCGGGACGGTTAAGGGTTTGCGGGTTCGGGCCATACGCCCTGCGTAATCAGCCAGCGATTGGTAAACCATGACACCTCCCGTAAATCTGAAAATTCTTTCTTGACGGGTAAGTTACTTCTGGCGTAGGAATGCGCCTATGAACCTTTCCGATTATCTGGACCAAGCAGGCCGCGGTGCCATGACACGGATGGCCAAAGAGGTCGGCGTTTCCGTTGTCACGGTGCTGCGCTGGCGGCGCGGTGAAGCGGCCCCTAGCTGGGATCGCATCCCGGCGATTGAGCGGGCGACTGGTAACGCGGTGACGGCGGCGGACTTCGTGCCCCGCAAGAATGAGGCCGCCTGATGTCATTCTCGCGCTTCAGGGCAGACCACGCGCAAAACCGCATCCTCCCGGCCCGCGGCAAGCTTGATGCGGCCTTCTTCAATAATTGGCGCGTCTTTGCATTTGTCGCCAAACAGGGCGTTCACCACATTGCGCGGGCCTTCAGGGGTGCCTCTGCCCAGCGGGTCCAGCAAGACAGTGCTGGCAACCGTGGTGATGCGCACGCTGTCGGCATAAGCCGGGTGCGGTTCCACGCGCAGCAAGCCGTAGGCCATGGACATGTTGGCTTCCATCTTGGCGCACCCCGTCAGCAACAGCCCCAGGGCGGCGGCGGTAATTGGTTTCAGCATCGCGTCATTCTCCTTCTCTGCCGGAATATGGCGAAGGCTTTCGCGTTTGTCATGCGGAATGGTTCCGCGATGGGGGCGCGCCCATGCACCTGACCACGGAAGAAGAACGTCGCGCCTTTAAGACCGGGTTTCGGGTGTTGGTGCAGCAAGTGGGCGGGTTGGAAGCGGCGGCGGGGGCAACGCGGGTGAACAAGACTGTTTTGGCCGCAAGCTATGATCAGGAAGCGAAAGATCGCTTTCCTGCACTTGATGTTGTGGCGGATTTGGAACGCGCGGCGGGTGTGCCTGTGGTCACAAAGCTGCTGGCCGGCATGCAGGGCCTGGCGCTGGTGCATGTGGAACCTGTCAGCGGCTGCGCCATCAGCGCCATCGCCGCAGTCGGGCAAAATGCCGGTGAGGTTTTCGCGGCCTTTGGGCGCGCGGTTGCGGATGGCGCGATCACGGATGGCGAACGCGCGGTGCTGCGGCAGGAAATGCTGGATTTGGTTGCCGTTGCCACAGAAGCGGCGGCGATTCTGGAGGGGGTGAAGAAATGATCAAGGCAGCGATATGGCGCGGCATTTCTGCCGGCGCTTTCAAGATTTCGGATGGCCTGGTGGCGCTTGGTGAATGGGCGTATCGGCGCGGGCGCTTGGCGCAGCAAAGCGCAAGGCGCCAGCCATGAGCGCGCCTCCTGGCCCCTGGGGCAAGCCCGGAATGATTGATCGGCTGCGCGAATTACATGCGCGCGGCTACAGCTTCTCTGAAATCGGCAATGAACTTGGCGTGTCCAAGAACTCTGTGGTTGGCAAGGTGCATCGGTTGAAGCTGGATGCCCGGCCTCTGCCGGCGGCGCTTGAAGGTGTGAAGAATAAGCCGCGTGCGGCGTTCACGCGGCTTAGGGCGACGGGTGTTGGGGGGTTCCAAGTGGCGCCCGTCGCCCACCAAAGCTTGATGGGGGTTGACGCACCCTCATCCGGGCCGAGCGCGGCGGCGACTGCCGCGCATGTGTCTTTCCTCCCTGTTGCAAACTCTGCGGCTGAGACTTCCAGGTCTCGGCCGCAGCTTTTTCCTGTGCGGGGGTGCCAGTTCCCGATGTGGGGCGACAAGGAAAGGCTGCTGGGGGAAGAGCCGCTCTTTTGCGATGCGCCGGCGCGGCGGAACGAAGAAGGGCGGCAAGATAGCGCTTACTGCCCAGCGCATCACGCGCGCTGCTTCACCAAGCGCGGGGCGGCGGAAGATAATGCGCGGCCCCGGCCAAAGGATCGCGCATGGCAGGGCCCGCCCGCACGTGGAAGGTTCCCGGCCTATGTGTGATGGGGCGGAATTCGCGCGGCTTGGTGCCGCAGGCAAGGAAGTGCGCGAAGTGCTGGCGCGGCATGGGCTGAATGTGGATCAGGGGCAAAGGGTGCTGGCGGCGCTGATGGCGCAGAATGCCCTGGCAGATCGGCGCCAATGTGAATGGCCGCAGGCCGCGCGCGCCACGGTTGATCTTGTGGGCGGCTACATCCTGGCCGCGCGGGCGCGTCGCATGGCAGCGCTGGCCGCTGTGCCACCAAGGGGGACCGCATGAGCCCTAACATGGCGGCAAAGTTGCTGACGCTTCTGACGCTTGCGGAAGTGTGGCTGAAGATGCGGGCTCATGATGATTTGGCCCTCGCGCATTCAAGCATGCGGGAATTTCTGAATTGCTTTCCAGATGCGCCCCCGCATTTGCTTAGCCTGATGAAGAATGCAGGGATTTGGCGGCAGAAGCAGAGTCATGAAGAAGTCGCGCGCTGCCATGCGGAGATGCGGGCCCTGTTGGAAGGCTGCGTAAATTGAGTGCAGCCGCCCTCGCCCCTGATCGGCGCGCCAAAATCCAATCCGCTTGGGATAGGCGTCGGTTCGCCAGAATCGCATCCGCTTGGGACAGCCGCAAGCCGCATGGCCTGGACACCGGCATTTACGCGCCGTTGCCCAAGCGCGGCACCAAAGCGGGTGAGCAAATTGCCTGGGCCTTCCCGGAAGAACTCACCAAGGAAGATGCGGGCCACATGGCGCGCGCGATGGTGGCGCTGGGTCTCACGCGGCGGCTGATGACAGCGCCGCGCTGCGGCACGCCGCTTTGGTATGAAGCGCGCATGCCGCAGGTGCATAACCCGCGTCCTACAATGCTGGATTGGCCGGTGCTGCTGATGGCGTCCGCCATGGAAGCGCCTGATCGGCATGCGGTTTGGATTTGCACTGTCTCCGGTGACTGGATCACCGGGTCGCATGGTGCGCGGGGGCGCAGCTTTGTCAGCCTCGGCCAATACATCTGGGCGGTGTCGGAATTTGAAGCCGCGCGGCGCTTGTGCCGGGCGAATGGCTGGAAGGGGGTTCTCCGTGTCGGCGACCTTCGATGATGGATTTGACCGCGCCCTCAATGATGCTGGCAGGCAGTTGAAGGTGGTGGAAGGCGGTAGGGGCAAGCGCCGGGGTGGGGGTGGTGATGCTCCGCCGCCCGAATCGCCGCCGCCGGAAGACTTGGACTGGTCCGCCGCGCCTGTGGAATGCCTGGGCGTGAATGGGGAGACCTGGTGGTTTGTGGATGCGTATCGGCAGATCATCGCCATTCAGGCGGGCAAGCTTTCCGCGCGCGGCGCGTTGAATGCGCTGCTGGGTGGGGATGCCACGGGTTGGGCTGCGCGCTACTTCCCGGAATTCGATAAGGAAGGCATGAAGACCGGGGATTATAGCCCGCGCAAGCTGCACAAGGCGCTTGCGGAACAAATGACGGTAGTGGGGTTGTTTGACCCCACCACGCCGCGCCGCGGGCCTGGGGTTTGGCTGCATCAGGGCAAGCCCGTGGTGCATGCCGGCGCCAATGTTTTCTTTGCCGATGGGGCGCGCAGGCCAAGCTTCATTCGGGATGGCATTGCGTATATCGCAGCGCGCGCCATTGCGCAGCCGCATGATGGTCAGGATGGCCGGCCGGAAGCGGGCAGCGCCGCGCTGGCGGAAGAATGTGAAGCGATGTTCCGGCAATGGAATTGGGAAAACGCCGCGTCAGATCGGATGCTGCTGGGTTGGTGGGTGATCGCGAACCTTGGCGCGCTGGCGCCGATGCGGCCCTTGGCGATGATTGATGGGCAGGAAGGCGCGGGGAAATCTACTCTGTTGGAAATTCTGGCCGCGCTTTGTCCGGCTGGTGAAATGACGAATGACACCACGGAAGCGGGCCTGCGCCAGCGCATGAATCAGCGCGCGGCGCCGATGATCCTGGATGAATTCGAAGGCGAAGAATTGCTGCGCGTGCTGGCCATGCTCCGGCGGATTGTGACCGGGGAAGGCAGCCGGTCCTTCCGGGGGCAGGGCAGCCAGACCGCCGTGGTGACAGAGGTGGTGGGCACGGCTGTGATGGGCGCCATTGGCGCGCCTGTCGCCAACAGTGCGGAGACCACGCGCATCCTGCGCCTGATGCTCTGGCCCCGCGCCCCTGGGGTGGAAAGCCTGGACAAGGCTTCCCTGCTGGCTTGGTGTGAGAAGGAGGCGCCGGCCTTGTGGGGCCGCGCCATTGCCGCCTGGCCGCACATCCAGGCCAATGCCGCCATGATGCGCCTGGTGCTGAACCGTGCGGGCTGTTCGCCGCGATACGCGGATATGCTGGGCTGGTTGATCGGCGCGCGCGAAGCCATGGTGGCTGATCTGCCCTTGACAGAAGCGCAGGCGGAAGCCGCGCTGGAATGGGCGAGCGGCTGGGTGGTGACGGAAGCTGAGCAGGCTGAAGACACAACCGCCGCGCGCTGCCTGCAACATCTGATGTCTTATCAGATTCAAACCGGGCCTGGCGCCACGCAAACCATAGCCACGCTGATCCAGGATGCTTTGCCCGGTAACTTTTCTGAGCGGGTATTGCTGGAACATGGGCTGCGACTGGCCCCGTACCCCATCACCAATGAAACCGATGGCGCCCGGCTGGGGTTGTATGTGGCCACGGGGCGAAGGCCATCCTTGGCGCGCATCTATGGCCAGACGGAATGGCAGGGCGGGCGCTGGGGCACGGTGCTGGCGCAGCTCCGATCCAGTGCAGAAAGCAAAGAGGTCCGGGCCGTGGTGGTAAAAACGCGCATGCGCTTCAGTGGGGAGAATGATCGCTCGCAAGCGGTATGGTTGGCGCCGCAGTTGCTGCCATCAGCCGGGAAGAAGGGCGAAGGGATGGATTGAACTGTCCCGCTAAGTGTCCCGCTGACAGGCTGATTTGTCCCGCATGAAGCGGGTAAGTCATTGAAAAGCCTAGATGCGGGACATCGGGACAAGCGGGACAGGGCACTTCCTCATGTGTGTGCGCGCGTCGCATGTGCGCGCATTTATGAGATAGGTGTGTCCCGCATGTCCCGCTTGTCCCGCTGCATATAATAATAAAATAAATCAGATAGATAGATAGATAGATAAGGGACAAAGGGCGGGACAGTTTCTGTTTGGGCGGGACAATTCAGCAAAGGGGGCGACGATATGGCGGAACATCGGGCAGTGAAGGGGATCACTCTGGGCGTTGGCGTGGTCCAGCCGGGTGGGGCGTGGGTGACCGGGGACGGGATGGCTCAGCGTGTGATTGAATCGGCCCATGCGCGTGCGATGGCCGAGGAAGCCCGCGTCGTGGCGGCTCAGTGCCACGCGGCGCCGTTTTTCAGGGTGCCGGTGCAATATGACCCTGAAGCGGCTGTACGGGCAGCGGAAGGGGCGCAGCGCAGGGCCGCGCGGCGGCTGATGTCTGACAAGCTGGCGCAGTTGGCGGAACGGGGAAGGATCGGCCAATGCGAATGGCGGGCGGCTTTGGAAATGCGGCACGTGGTTGAATATGCGGAAGGCGGGCGCATGCCGCTGGTTCGGTCTCAGTTGCGGGAACGGCTGCCATCTGGGGGCGATGGCACGGGTGAACTGATTGCCACGGAAGAACTGGTGCGGATCGCCTATGTGCCGTGGCGGCGGTATGCTCGGCGCTATCCAGTGACGAAGGATGCAACGCTTGAAGACCTGACGCGGGGGCCGGTGTTCAATGGCAAGGGGCTCAGGCAAGTGGCGAATGACATCGGGATTGATCAGCGCCGTGCCGAGCGCCTGCTGAGGCGTAGCCTGAACCATTACGCGGGGCTGCGCGGCTGGCCCAATGCGGCGGCGGAAGAATGCTGTTGACACGTTGCCACGTTTCAGTGCATGAAACCACTAATAGGCGAATCTGCGCCCGGATGGCCCCACCATCTGGGCTTTTTTCATGCCCTGCACCCCTCCCGCACATCCATCGCGCGCCCATCATCATGGGTCCTTCCTAGCCCAAAATGTATGCGGGCGGCGAACGCGCTCAAGTTTTCTAGTGTGGGGGTTCATTGAAACGGTTCACTGGGGTTCACGATGGCCGCTGACGGTAAATTGACGGTCGGCACCAAGGCTGAATATGCCGCGCATCGGGGCTGTTCCCGCGCGTATGTGTCCAAACTGATCCGCGAAGGTAAGCTTGCCGCCCCGGCCTTGATGGCTGATGGCAAAGTGAATTTCATCCTAGCGGACCAGATGATCGGCAAGCCATCCAGCGCTGACGCCGAATCGCTGTTTTCTGCCCCATCTGCCGGCGCCCCGAACTTCGCCGAAGAACGTGCCCGCCGCGAAGCCGCAGAGGCCACGCTGGCTGAAATAAAATTGCAGGAAAAGCAGCGCGAAGTGCTGAAGGCCGATGCTGTAGCGCAGGCCGCGACCAGTGTTTTCGGGCGGGCCATGGCCAAGTTTTCAGAGGCTTGGGTGGAATTGGCCGTGGTGCTGGCACCAATGACCGACCCCGCTGCCATTGCTGACCGCCTGGCTGATGAACAGCGCCGCGTGATGGCGGGGCTACACAAGGAATTCTTGGAGGATGCTGCCAACCGCTCCGCCGCGTGATGCTGAGGCGCTGCTGCTGAATGCAGTAGCCTTCGCTTGCCGCGTGGCGCCCCCGCGTAACGTGGCGGAATGGGCGGAAGCGGAACGCATTGTGGCGGCCGAATCGGGCAGCCCTTGGCCTGGTCGCTGGAAGACTGATCGGGTGCCGTATCTGCGCCAGATCATGGAAGTGATGACACTCAGCCATCCGGCCAGGCGCGTGACCTTTCTAAAATCCGCGCAGATCGGCGGGTCTGAGGCTGCGCTGAATTTGATCGGCCAGGTGATGGCCGAAACGCCGGCCCCCGTGCTGGTGATGTTGCCTTCGATTGACATGATGCGCGGCTATAATCGGCTGAAGCTTGATCCCATGATCAGCGCCAGCCCGGCTTTGGCGGCGCGCGTGGAAGAAGTGGTGGCGCGATCCGGTGAGGAATCCACTGCCACATTCAAAAGGTTTCCTGGCGGATATTTGCAGCTTCTGACCGCCAATTCATCGGCCAACCTGCAGATGCGATCTGCCCGGGTGCTGCTGATGGAAGAAGTTTCTGACTATCCGATGGATGCGGATGGCCGCGGTGATCCGGTTCGCCAGCTTGAAGCCCGCGCCATCATCTATGCGGGCCGCGAGAAAATCCTGAAGGTCAGCACGCCGGCCGAAGAAGATTCCTGCCGGGTCACTGCAGCTTATGAGGCTTCAAGCCAGGGCAAGTTTCTGGTGCCCTGCCCGCATTGCCAAACGAAGCAGACGCTGGAATGGGAAAGCCTGCGCTGGCCAAAGGGGCAGCCGCAAGCCGCGCAGTACCATTGCAGCGAATGCGGCACGGGAATTGACCCCATAAACCGCCCGGCGATGCTAACCCAGGGCGAATGGGTACACCAAAAGCCGGAATTGCTGACGGAACATGCGGGCTTCGCGATCAATGCGTTGTATAGCCCGACAATTTCCTGGGCGGACCTGGCCGCCGAATTCGAAGAAGTCAAAGATGATCCTGACGGCCTGAAAACCTTCACGCAGCAGAAGCTAGGCCGCGCCTGGCGCATTGCCGGTGAAGCACCGGAATTCCAGCGGCTTTATGACCGCCGCGAAAGCTGGGCGCCTGGTACTGTCCCGAAGGGCGGGCTGAAGCTGACGGCAGGGATTGACGTTCAGCGTTCACCAGGCCGAATCGAGGTGTTTGTTTGGGCTTGGGGGCGTCACCGGCAAAGCTGGTTGGTGGATCATGTGGTGGTGGTGGGTAGCCCGTTTGCGTGGCGGACCTGGGAGCAGGTCTCTGCCGTGTTGGAGACGGTCTATCCGCACGAATCGGGCGGCGCACTGCCCATCAGCCTATCCGCAGTTGATTCGGGTGACGGCACCACGACTGCCGAGGTCTATGCCTTCGTGCGGAAGATGGGCGCGCGCAAGGTGATTGCGGTCAAGGGCCGCGATGCGCAGCCCCAGGCCATCGCACCAGGTGGCAAGGTTGATGTGAAGCGTTCCGGCAAGCGCGTGGGCCAGTTGAAGCCCTGGCTGGTTGGTTCCAGCTACCTGAAGGGTGAATTCTACGGTCAGTTGCGTCTGGAAAAGCCTACGGTCGAAAGCGGTGCGCCTTATCCGCCGGGATATGTGTTTCTGCCCGAGCATTTGGCCGGCGAAGAAATCTGCCGGCAGTTGGTTTCGGAAGAAATCCGCCGCCACAAAATCCGCGCTGGGGTGTTTCGGCAGGAATGGGTGAAGACGCGGGAGCGAAACGAAGCTTTGGACGGCCGTGTTTATGCCCGCGCCGCGGCTTCTTTGCTCGGGATTGACCGCTGGAAAGAGCCGGATTGGGATCGCGCAGCCCGAGAATTGACACTGTTTCAGCCTGCGAAGCGCGCGATGCAGCCCGCTTTGGACATAGAAGACCAGCCGGATGATCTGGCTGGCGAAGATTTGGCCCCGGATGAAGTGCCGGAAGTGCCAGAACCCATCACCAGGCCGCCGCCGCCCGCGAAAACCGGGCGCAGCCGCTTTTGGAAACAAAACCGCGCCGGTCTCGCCGCGCGCTTCTAAGGAAACACCGCATGGCAGTGCTGGATGCTCCGCCGCTCCGTGCGGCTGCGGGCGATACATGGGCTTGGCGCTGGGCGAATGCCGAATATCCGGCAAGCGCGGGCTGGGCGAATAATTGGCGCGTGGTGGGCGATGGCGTGGCGCTTTCCGCAGTCGCGACCACGGAAACTGACGGTTTTCTGGTAACATTCACCGCGGCGGTAACCGGCGGCCTGACCATCAGCGCGCGCGGGGTGCCGGCCACGCTGATTGGTTGGGTAAGCAAGGCTGCTGAACGCTTCCAAGTCTATAGCGCGCCGATCTTTATCTTGCCGAACCCGGCCACCATCACGGGTGATCTGCGCGGCCATGCCACGCGCACCCTGGCCGCGATTGAAGCCATGCTGGAAGGCAGCGCGACCAAGGATCAGCGCAGCATCAAGATCGGTGACCGCGAAATTGCGCGCATCCCAATCCCCGAATTGCTGGCGCTGCGGGATTATTACGCGAATGAGGCGCGACGCGAAAATGAAGCAAACGCGCTGGCATCGGGCAGGCCGCGCACCCGGCGCGTGCTGACGCGCATGGGAAGGGGCTGATATGGCGCTGCTGGATTTCTTCCGCCGCCGCAAGGCTGAACCCGTGTTACTTCGCGCCCCTGGCGCTGTGGCAACCTGGACATCGGCGCCGCAAGGCAAGCGCGGGCAAAGCGGCTGGCTTGGTGCGCAGCCTTCGCGCCTGCTGGCTGATCTGCCCGGCGGCTATGGCTTCGCGCCAAACCGCGATATTCGCTGGCAGTTGGACACGCTCCGCAATCGTTCACGCTGGTTGGCGCAGAATGAAGGCTATACCGCAGGCTTCCTGAAAAGCCTGCGCCGCAATGTGGTGGGCCCGAAGGGCTTTACGCTTCAGATGCAGGTCAAAAGTGACCGTGGCACAGGCGTGGATAAAAACGCCAATGACCGCATTGAAGCGGGCTTTGCGCGCTGGTCCCGCCGCGGGAATTGCGATGTAACCGGTCGGCATTCCTGGGTGGATATGTGCGGCCTGGTGATGCTGGCTGTGGCGCGGGATGGTGAAGCGCTGCTGCGGCTGCACCGCGCGGGTGAATACGGCTTGCAGATGGAAATGCTGGACCCTTCCCAGCTTGAAACTGACCGAAATGGCCGCCCCGAAGGCACAGCGCAGGGCAATGTGGTCCGCGCTGGCGTGGAATTGACGCCCCTGGGCCGCCCGGCTGCGTATTGGATGCGCAGCCACGTGCCGAATGATGACCCGGCGGCGCTGAGCGTGCCGCTGCGCCAGACCGTGCGTGTGCCTGCTGAAGACATGATCCACTTGTTTCTGCCGGAGTGGCCGCAACAGATTCGGGGTGTGCCCTGGATCAGCAACG